TCCACCTCCATAAATCAGTGGCTAAGAAATACTCGCATGAGTACAGAAGTAGCTGAACGTTTTGAGTTACTATATGGGATAGAAATAGATGATGCATTTGATAGAGAAAAATAAGAATATTGGACAAGTTTACGGTTCTCTTACAGTCATAGGCATTGCCGGTAAAAAGCCGACGGGCAGGAAAGTGTACCTGTTTTCTTGCTCCTGTGGTAATACTAGAGAGTCCGTCATTGGCAATGTCGTGCATGGCACTATAAAGTCTTGCCTGGAGTGTACTCAGAAAAGCATGCACTCTCATAATAAAGTGAAGAATGTTAAGCATGGATGGAGTTATACTGGCTTGTATCAGTCTTGGAAGTGCCTAAAGTCCAGATGCAAAGATACAACTTCTACATACTATGGCAAGCTAGATATTTGGTACGCTGAAGAGTGGGAGAAGTTTGAAGGCTTTAAAAACTGGGCCTTACAAAATGGCTGGGCAGAAGGTCTAGTTATTGACAGGATAGACCCAACTAAAGGGTATAATCCTAGCAATTGCAGATGGCTTACAAGAAGTGAAAACTGTTCTCTAGCAGGTAAAGGGAAAACTCCGTGGAACAAAAAATGAAGCCTTATGACTATCAAGTTGAGATGGCTAAAGAAGCTGTGAGTATACTAAAAGCTAACGGCATTGTTTACATAGCCGCTATGGAAAGGACTGGTAAAACGTTAGCTACAATAGTTGCGTGTGAGAAACTATCTACTGCTAAGATCATTCCTAGACGACTGCACTTCAATGTGTTAGTCGTAACTAAGAAAGCAGCACTACCAGGATGGCATGACACATTAACTGCTTATCCTCACAAGTGCTGCTACACTGTTACTAACTACCACCAGGCACACAAGCATGGGAGCGACTATGACCTTATCATCCTTGATGAAGCGCATAACTACATTAGTTCTTTTCCAAAGCCTAGCGCGATGTGGAAGGGTCTCCGTGAACTCTGTCGCAAAAAGCCTATTATTTACCTTAGCGCTACGCCACATGCGCAAGGTCCACAAATGCTATACCATCAGTTTGCTCTTAGCTCTTATTCTCCTTGGAGGAAGTACCCAAATTTCTACTCTTGGTTTAAGACTTTTGGCAAGCCTTATACTATAGAGATTAACGGTATACAAATCAATCAATATGATCGCTGTGACAAAGACCTGGTCTTAGGTACTGTAGAGCATCTATTCATAACTAAGACTAGAGTAGAGCTTGGCTTTGAGCAAGAGCCTGTAGACAGGTTACACTACATTCAGTTATCTGACAATACCAGGGCAGTATACAATGAGTTGCTAGAGCACAACATAATCCAGCTTAAAGCAGGCTGGCTTGTGTGTGACACCAAGACTAAGCTAAGATTTAGCCTTCACATGTTAGAAGGTGGGGTAGCTAAGATTGAAGACAACAATATCATATTAGCTAACGATGAGAAGATTCAGTACATCAAGGACACATTCAGTGACCTCAGTGACGTCGTGATAATGTACAACTACATCGCTGAAGGTATAAAGCTTAGAGAAGCCTTCCCTGACACTGAGATACTTCAGGCCACCTCATTTGCAGAGGGTGTAGACTTGCATAAGACTAAGCACCTGGTCATATACAGCCAGGACTTCAGTACTGCACGACACACTCAGCGCAGGGCTAGACAAGCTAATAAGATGCGTACAGAGCCAATAGTTGTGCACTATCTCTTAGTTAAGAAAGGCTTAAGCGAGCAAGTGTATAAGACAGTTTCAGTAAACAAACGTAACTTTGTAGATTCAGTATTTGACAGGAGTAAGATATGAGCAAGTTTAAACCAATGTTAGCAGCTTCAACAGTGCCAGGCTTAGACGGCATTAAGTACCCAGTATTAGCTTCACCTAAGCTTGATGGTATTCGTTGTTTAATAATCGATGGCCAAGCAGTTAGCCGTAATTTGAAAGCAATACCTAACAGGCACGTACGAGACACGCTTAGTACCTTAGACTTAGACCACCTAGACGGTGAGCTAATGGTAGACGGTGACTTTAACTCTGTCCAGTCAGCGATAATGAGTGTAGCAGGCAAGCCTAAGTTTTACTACAACGTCTTCGACAGCTTTGAAAACCCTGAAGCTAGATTCTCGCATCGGGTAATAAGAGCTAAGTTGCATGCTCAAGGAGTCGATAGCCCTTACGTTAGATACGTGCCACAAGTGTGGGTAGACAATGCTGAACAGTTAGCAGAGCTGTGGTCTGAGTGGTTAGAAGAAGGTTATGAGGGTGCTATAGTAAGAGACCCTTCTGCTCCGTACAAGTTTGGCCGTAGTACACTTAACCAGGGCTGGATGCTTAAACTAAAGAAGTTCGATGACACTGAAGCTGAGATAGTCGACATGGAAGAGCTAATGCATAATGAGAACGCTGCTGATGTTGGTGAGCTTGGTCAAACTAAGAGAAGTCACGAGCAAGCTGGCATGGTACCTGGTAATACTCTTGGCGCTTTTGTCTGTCATCTGAATACACGTCGCGGTACTGTAGAGTTCAAGCTAGGTACAGGTTTTACATCTGCACAGAGACACGAGTACTGGCATGACCTGTCTAGTGTAGGCAAGTTAGCTAAGTTTAAGTTCCAGGGCTTTGGACCTAAGGGCAAGCCCAGGTTTCCAGTGTTCTTAGGTTTTAGGAGTAGAGACGATGTCTGAGCAGAAAGTTCAGGCTAAAATACTTAAATGGTTAAAGGATGAAGGTCACTATGTTTTCAAAACTATTGTTTGCAATCGCAGCGGAATTCCTGATATTGTTGGTTGTACTCATTGGGGCCGTTTTTTTGCTATTGAAGTTAAATATGGAGCTAATAAGCCTACTAAGCTACAAGAGTGGAATGTACTGGAAATAAGAAAGAGAGGAGGCATAGCACTAGTTGCCTATGACCTCGACTCTGTTAAGACTGCTTTAACTTTTTAATAACGGTAGAGGCTTTGCGCTCAATCAACCCTAGGACTGGGTAAGTGCAAAAGCCTGTCACCATCAAAACTCCTCCTTCGTTAGCGTAGCTATCAGGGAGGAACTCGTGCACCACATTCCCAGCAAAGAAAGCTAAGAATATATTAGTACCGAAGACAGCAAAACTAAAAGCAGCATCTTTACGAACATTATCATACATGTACTTAGCCATAGCGCCAAACATAGCAGGCGCACCTACCACGATCCAGTCAGTATAACTAATTGCAGCCTTAGCTAACTTTGCAAGAACCTCGTCCAACTTGCCTCTCCTCTAGCCCGTGTATTGTGGTGTAATACAACACGCTGTTAAACAAAGCAAAGTAGGACCAAACTGTAGATAAGTTTAGTACCGAGCAAAGCTGTGCTATCTCAAAGAATGCAGAGATAGCTATGATGTTAGCAACTATTGCTACATCAGAGTTTCTACAATCATCTTTGTACAAGAAAATAACGCCTTTAATAATAACTATAGCGTGAGCTATTACCAGTAACCAAAACATTTCTACGCTCCGATTGTAGGGTTTAACGTTGCTGCTCTATCTAATGCTTCCTTAGCTAAGAGCTGAAACTCCTTAACCTCTTCTACCGTGAAATCACGGTCTTCGGCTATCGCTCTTTCAAACAAAGCATTTAGCTTATCGCTCTGATTTACTCGATCTTGTATTGCTTCTGTGATAGCTTTTAGCGCACTAATAGCTAACTGCACGTGTCCTACATTCATTGCAACATCCCCTTAGCTTCATTGAAAATACGAGTAACTTCATCCTTAGTCTGTGCTAACAAACCAGGTAGCGCTTTGTAACCTTCAGCCTGGACTGTCAGGTCGTAGGCGCTGAGTAGCCTTGTATACACTGCTTTGTGCTGCTCATCCGTAAGCGCACCTAAGGTGTACAAACGGTTAGCTTCATCCATAGCAGATGCTATCTGACTATAGCTAATGGTCTGAGCTTGCGCAACTGTCTTAGGCGTATTAGAACAGCCTGAGCATCCTGCTAGAGCTAAGAACACTGCTAGTATTAGTACTTTAATCATGCATTTCTCCAAAGTAAGTTTCAGGGTTGATATACTCGCCTTGAGGATTTTTCACTCCAAGATGAATATGCGGTGTTATACCTTCATAACGCTTAGCTATGTCTTGCACAAGTCCTATAGGCTGATCTAAGCTAACATGCGCACCTAGATCAAGTATAGGCTGGAGGGAGCAGTATCTAACTTTATAGCCAAGCGGCGTCTGTACTTCCACGTAACGATAACTAAGGTCGTCATTGTACATATAGCCTAACTTAGTTA